TGATCTAAGACCTGATGCACTAACGCTATACACCTCAATCGTATAATTACCAGCAATGGTATCTAGTATTTCATAACTTTTAGCACCTTCTACAGTACGAGATACATAGTTACCTTGTTCATATCTCCATCTGACATAAACATTATCAGTAGAAGTAGTCCAACTAACAATAATTTTTACCCTTGCAATACCAGTATTTTCATAAATAACTTCTTCTGCTGTTATACCTGTAGGAGAAGCTGGAGGTACGTCTAAATTGGTAATATCTCTAGTAGTAAGAGCTATACCACTTTCAATGTGATTATATTTACCTGAGTTATATT